GTGGCCGGTGTACCGCGCGTTCCTCAGCATCCGGTAGATGGTGCCAGAGCTGACTGGCTTGCCCCTGCTGGTCAGTATGCCCCGGTCATTAAAGAGCTGCTTGATCTCGGCAGTGGTGGCTCCTGCAATGTGGAGCTGGAACGCCTCACGGACTGCCTCGGCCTCTATAGGGTCAACTATGACGTGCCGGTCTTCGTCCCTTTTGTAGCCGATCGGCATGGTGCTGGAGCAATACTGTCCTTTTTTGGCCGTCTCCCTGATCCCTCTGAGAACCTTCTGGCGAAGGTCGGCGGAATAATACTCGGCCAGCCCTTCCAGGACGCTCTCCAGGATAATGCCCTCCGGACCGTCCGGAACAGACTCCTCAGCATAGAGCAGGCGCACGCCTGCCTTTTTTAGTCTCATTTTATTGATCGCAATGTCCTGACGGTTCCGGCCAAAGCGGTCTATCTTCCAAACTATCACAGCATCAAAAAGACCAGCCTCAGCGTCACAGATCATGCGCTGGAACTCGTCACGCCCTTCGACGCTCTTGCCGGAGATGTGCCTGTCAGCATACACATCGAGCAGCCTGATCCCATTGCGCTCTGCATAGGCCGTACAGTCAGCAACCTGTCCCTCGATGGACTGGTCTGTCTGGCGTGGTCCTTCTGAATATCTTGCATATATCACACCGGTCAAACTTCCACACCTCCCAAGACTGCACGAACAGCAGCGCGGATCTCTTCACTGGCCAGTCTGTACGCTTTCATGACAGCACGCTCTTCGTCGTTTAGCATCACATAGGTGGAGCTCATGCTTTCATCGTCGGCGTGGGTTCCGGTGAGCCGTGTGACCTTCTGGGATGATCCTACTAAAAAATTAACATCGACGGAGAAAAAGTCCGCAATCTGCTCCAGAAGATCGAAGTCAGGGCGGCGCTCGCCGCGTTCGTACATACTGACGGCACTCTTTGATATCCCGAGGCGCTTGGCCAGTTCGTCCTGAGTTAAGTCTGCCTGCAGTCTAAGTTCACGAAAATTTTTATTGAAGTCTGCCATGCTATTTCCTCCCTTTTAGGCTTAAATACTGGGCTTTCATTATAACATAAATATGTAATTTTATCTACACAAAAGTGTTGACAACGGTACACAATACGTGTATATTATAAGAGCACGGAACGTGCACAACGAAAAACACGAAGGAGGACGATAACATGACAAAGCAGGAGTTTGAAAGTGCTCTGCACGCATACAGAGAAATGAAGACAGCCATCAGCCCCAAAGACTATGCCCTGATTGAGAAGGTGTACACCTTCCATCCGGCAATTAGCGAAGTCCATGGCAAGGCTCAGGTGGCCATGCTCTACGCTGAGTTCGGGATCCGAGTGTTCAAGGACATGGAAGCAACGGCCGACAGGGCGATGATCCTGGAGCAGAGCATCCGCACCAAGCGCAGCGAGCTGGCGAAGGCTCTGGACGAATATGAGGAGCTGAGGCGTGGGGAGATATAAGGAGGTAGAACATGGAAAACAAGCAGCAAATTTGTGATTTATTAACCGAAGCGCTAAAGGCGACAAGAGACCAGGCTGATCTGATCCGGATCAGGTACGAAGAGATCGGGCCGGATCACCAGCAGGTAGTCCTGGACTATGAGGGGAATGGCCACCGCTCAGTCAACGTGAGCCTCGACTCAGGCATTGCGATGATCAGGGACATCCTGATGGCGCTGCGATAGGGAAGGAGACCAAAGTGACAAATACAGAGTTATTAAAAGAATACATAGACAAGAGCGGGCTAAAACTTCAAAGCATAGCCGACAAGCTCTTCATATCTCGATACGCACTATGGCAGAAGATGACCAACAAGTCAGACTTCCGCCAGCGAGAGATCAAGTGCCTCTGTGAGCTTCTGAACATCTCTGCAGAGGACAAACTTAAAATTTTTTTGTCCTAAAAGTACACGAAACGTGCACTTTATACACAGTATTAACACAGTTATCCACAGGAGGACAAACCGATGAAGAACACACTGCAAGACCTAAACAACCACCTCTTCGAGCAGCTCGAGAGGCTCAACGATGAAGACCTCAGTGACGAGGAGCTCGACAAGGAGCTGAAAAGGGCGGACGGCATGACCAAGATCGCCACCCAGATCATCGAGAACGGCGAGCTCGCATTCAAGACGATGGTCCACATGGACGAATACGGCTACAACAACAGCCACCAGAATGTCCCGGCAATGCTGGAGAACAGGGGGGGGGGACTAAGTGAAGAAGATCTGGAAATATCCCGACGAGATGCTGAGCTTCGTCCAGGAGCACGGACACGAAGGCACAATCGAAGAAATGCGCCAGCGGGTCAATGAACGCTTCGGGCTGTCCCTGGATTATGGCCAGATGAAGAGCTACTTCTCAAACCATAAGATCCACAGCGCACCAAAGAAGGGACGCAAAGCAGCCAGCAAATACCCGAAGGGCATGGAAGACTTCGTCCGGAGCATTGCCAAGGGCAAGAGCTCCAAGGAGCTGACGGACGCAGTCAATGAGAAGTACGGCGAGGGCACGATCACAGTGGCACACATGAAGGCCTACAAGAAGAACCACGGGATCAACACCGGACTGACCGGACGCTTCGAGAAGGGACATGTCCCACAGAATAAGGGCAAGAAGCTGACGCCGGAGCAGTACGAGAAAGCAGCGCCGACCATGTTCAAAAAGGGACAGACGCCTCACAACGGAGGCACACCGGTCGGAGAGATAAGGCTGAGAAAGCCCAAGAAGAACAGACCGGGAAGCCGTCCTTACTACTGGCAGAAGGTAGCACAGCCGAACGTGTGGCGGATGCGTCACGTGGTCGTCTGGGAAGAGCACAACGGCCCGGTGCCGGATGGCTGCATGATCACCTTCGCGGACAACAACAGCCTCAACTGCGACATCAGCAACCTGATCCTGGAGACAAAAGGACAGCACGCTATCAAAAACGCCAAGTACCTCCACTTCCCGAAGAGCTACGACATGGAGAGCGCCAAGGCACTGAACCAGCTGGCAGACTTAAAAATGGCAACAACAAAGGCAAAGAAGAAAAGGAGGAAAAGATGCAGAAGTACAAAGGCCCAGACCTGACGATGCTGGCAATGGCAGCATACAAGGCAATTAAGAAGGGAGAAGACCATGAGACAGTACACCCTAAAAGAGAACATCACGAGCGCCCTGCTGGGTATAGTGATCGCGCTCCTGCTGGCCATACTGCTACGGCCACTCTATGAGAGAGAGCAGGAGGAGAGACGAAGGCTCGAGGCTGAGTGGGTGAGGGAACAGATCGCAGCGGACAGAGCCTACGAGGCAGAAGTCCAGGCAGAAAAAGAGCGCTGGGCGGCCATGGATGAAGAGCAACGGCTTGAAGCCATAACGCTCGAGCAGATGCAGGAAAAAGAGGCAGAGCCGTTCGATGATCCGGACATCCCGGACGAGGTTGAGGAAGCTGCAAGGAAATGGGGCGAGGTCTACGACTTCTCGCCAGAGTACCTGGAAGCGATCGCCTGGACGGAGAGCCGATACGACCCGGAAGCCGTGAACGATGGGTGCTGCGGGCTGATGCAGGTCAGCACATACTGGCACGCCGACCGGATGGAGCGACTGGGTGCCACAGACATCTGGGACATCAATGACAACATGATGACCGCTGCAGACTACCTCAGAGAGCTCTGGGGACAGCAGCAGGATCCCTACTGGGTGCTGATGACCTACAACGGAGACCTGGATGCTGATGCGTACCTTCGGGGAGAAGCTCCTCCCTCAGAGTATGCGCTGACGATCACGGAGCTCACGCTGGAGTTGAAGATGAAACACGAAGGGGGTGAGGCCATTGAGCACTAAAAAATGAGCCCAGGCATAAAGCCCGGACTCGATGAAGAACCACACACAAACATTATACCAAAATAAGGAGGACGTTATCAATGAAAATCACAGTTACTTTTGACAGCCTCGAAGAGTTCCAGGAGTGCATGAGACTCCCGGGCACAATCATCAAAGAGGGCACCTCAGGACCTCAGACAGCCACTAAAAAGCCGGAGACGAAGAAGTCCACACCTAAGGCAGAAAAGCCTGAGGAAGAGCCTGCTGAGAAGCCTGAGGAGGTATCTGAGGAGACCGAGGCACCTGCCGAGGTGACAGAAGACTTCCGTGTTGAAGTAAGGAAGACGCTGGCAAAGCTCAACAAAAAGGTCGGCAAGAACATGGCCAGCGAATTGATCAAGGAGTTCGGAGTCGAAAAGCTCACAGAGGTCAGCCTCTCAGATCTGCCGGCTCTTATGGATAAAGCAAAGGAGGCGCTCAATGCCAAGTAAACACGCAAAGCTGTCTGCTTCCAGCTGCTTCCGCTGGTATAACTGCCCGGGCTCGGTCAAGCTGGCCGAGCAGTGCGCAGATCCCGGCTCCAGCTCCTACGCAGACGAGGGCACCCTGGCCCACTCAGTCGCAGAGCTAAAGCTCCGCATGATGATCGGAGAGGCCAGCCCTAAACAATACGAGAAGGAGCTGGCGAAGCTCCAAAAAAGTGAATACTGGAGCGGCGAGATGGACGAAGCCACGACCTTCTACGCTGACACAGTCATCGAACACCTGGCAGCTGCCGGCGAGGATGCGGAGCTCATGATCGAGCAGCAGTTCAGCCTGGCCAAGTGGGTGCCGGAAGGCTTCGGAACATCCGACGCGGTCGTGATCGGTGGCAACAAGATCGAGATCATCGACCTAAAGTACGGCAAGGGCATCAAGATCGATGCAGAGAACAATCTCCAGCTCAGGCTCTACGCCCTGGGGACTGCAGACCTCTTCGGTGATCTGTATGAGTTCGACACAGTGGAGACGACCATCATCCAGCCAAGGCTTGACCATGTGAGCACCGACAGCATGTACCTTGACGACCTGATGCAGTGGGCTGAGTTCGAGCTCAAACCGGTGGCACAGGAAGCCATGGACGGGTCAGACCGTACAGCATGCGGTGAGTGGTGCCGCTTCTGTCCGGCCAAGGCAATCTGCCGGAAGCGTGCAGAGTACAACCTGGAGCTGGCAAAGGATGACTTCAAGGCTCCGCCTCTTCTCACAGACGAGGAGATCGGTGAGGTGTTAAGAAGAGCCGAGGAGCTCCAGAAGTGGGTCAGCGACATCTCAGCCTATGCACTTGACCAGGCACTCGCCGGCAAGCACTACGACGGCTGGAAGCTGGTGGAAGGCAGAAGCATCCGCAAGTATGCGGACGACATCAAAGTGGCCGAGACGCTCAAAGCGGCCGGCTTCGACGAGGCGATGCTCTACGAGCGCAAGCTCTACGGCATCACGGCGATGGAAAAGATCGTCGGCAAGAAAAAGCTCACGGAGACCCTGGGCGATCTGCTGATCAAACCGGCAGGCAAGCCGGTCCTGGTTCCGGAGAGCGACAAAAGAGAAGCAATAAACACAGCAGAGTCAGCAAAGTCTGACTTCGACAACGTAAACAACGAGGATGCGGATGCGCTCCCGTTCAATTAAAAGGAGGATTTTATCATGAGTACAAAGGTTATAACAGGCAAGGTTCGTTTCAGCTACGTCAACATCTTCAAGAGCAGGGCTTTCCAGGCAGGACAGGACGCCAAGTTCTCCATCTGCCTCCTGATCCCTAAGGAAGACAAGGCAACCATTAAGAAGATCAAGGCAGCCGTCGAGGAGGCCATCCAGGAAGGCATCAGCTCCAAGTGGGGCGGAAAGAAGCCCGCAAACTTGAAGCTCCCTCTCCGTGACGGAGACGACGAGAGAGCAGACGAGGCCGAGGAGTACGAGGGCATGTACTTCCTCAATGCAAACAGCAACCAGAAGCCCGGCATCGTTGACAAGGACCTCAACGAGATCCTTGACCCGGACGAGGTCTACAGCGGCTGCTGGGGACGTGCCTCCCTCAACTTCTACGCCTTCAACTCTAACGGCAACAAGGGCGTGGGCGTCGGTCTTAACAACATCCAGAAGCTCAAGGATGACGAGAGACTCGGCGGAGCACGTGCATCGGCTGAGGACGACTTCGGCGGCGAAGACTTCGAGGACGACGAGGACGACGACTTCTAAAAGGAGGGGATGCAGATGCACAGAGTCATGGGTGTGGATATTGAGACATACAGCTCCGTGGATCTGG